CGGGAGCTTATGTTGACTATGTATAGCATATTTTGCGCTACAGTCAATTCTTAAGTCATAAATTGAAGGAGTCACCTTACCAGGAAGCGAAAGCAAGTAAGGTAGTGACAAACTCAAAAGTAAGATAAAGAAGAGACAGTGGCGTCGGATTGTTGACGCTAGCATTTTTTAAAGAGGTTATGATCTTTTCCAAAAAAGATCACCACAAGTTCTATAATACTTCGAAACGATGGTAACGAACACAGTAGGAAACACTGTGGTTCTATTGAAACCATGGCCTAAGAGACTATAAACTGCATGTTTAGCCAGCATGTACCACGAACGGTAGTCATTCGTGGAGGCAACAAAATTCACCAGGAAACTGTTTTAGACAGTTGTCCGACCCTAGAAAGAAGGGATAGGTGCCTCTCTGCTATTGAGAGGATAAGGTAGGAGGATGTGGAAAGTGCGGGATAGTACTAGGTGAACCTAACACCATAGGCTATTCAAGGAGGTTTAACGGGAAACCATGAAGATCTACTGGAAAGTACTGCTCAGACAACCCGACCAGAGCTAGGACCGTTGCCCGAAAGCAACAATATAGGCACCCGCGTATCTCGAAGCGTAGGGATAAAGCCAGACAATATGTTCGAGACAAAAAGTCCTCATTTGCAAGGACCTGAGGTTCAAAAGTACAGGGATGGAAACCTGGACGAGAAGAGAGACCTCTTTTAGACGATCGGAGGTGATTTCCGATGTGCGGGACGAGTGCCCAAGCATCCGCGATCACTGTTGATGATTCCGGAATTAGAAGTTAATCGGATAGACCAACGGGACTACCGGTATGGTAGCTTCATCAGCCGCTATGATGAAGTCATGAATGTATCCTTTGAACATAGTATTGAAAAGTTCATAAACAAATATGTATGGATACAGAGACAAAGACACTAACTTTTCCTAATCAGCAAGTATGGTTAAAGGGATTGTGTGTGGGTCTAGTGTTTGAGTTTTTGAGCTCAATCTCACTAAGTTGCCCTGAGTAAGGGATATAACAACCTTTGTCGTTTGTGTAAGCGTTCGGATAGGATCTCCACAAGATTCGAAGCCGACGTAACACTTGCCGCGAGCTCCAATGGGCGCCTCCCCCACCGTGAGGTGGGATCGAGGTCAGTAATTGGATGTCTTAATCCGGGGCGTAGCTTGAAGTTTTCAGAGTGTGGCAATCACTCCAAATCCAAAACTGCAGGCTACTCCACGTGCAAATGAGGCTCAGAGATACGATAAAAAGAATCAATGAGCCTCTTTTCACGTGAAGTAGCCGCTGTATCGACAGCAACCCCTAAGCAACAACCTTTGCTTCCGCGGCATCGCCGCAAGCAATATGTTTCTGATAAAGCCCGCAAAGAAAAATTGCGGTTGCAACAACGCTATTTGCGTATTCGAGAGAAACAAATGATTGATCAGGACTTATACGAACAATCCGGTCCCTTACCACTTGGTAATACCTCTTCCGGTCCGCTACAACACCCGCGCCTAATTGCCTTACAAGCGCGCGCAGTGTTAGTAGCGGCCCAAACTTATTGTGTTGGATCCATTCAATGGACACCAGGACAAAATTATAAATTGAACCCCAGGCTGCGTAATATTAAACGCACCATACGACGATTGCGCCACAAAATTGTGAAGCGCATAGTAATTTTTAAAGAACAAGTGGGGTTCTTCGACCAATGTAGGAATACTGTGGATACAATGCAAACAATCACAGACATAGTTGGTCGCGCCAAATACCAAAAGGTCAATAATAGTGTCTCTGATTCACTTGTGGCTAGAGCAGAAGATTTAATATTGCTCGCTACTAGCTTGAGTCAGTCCACTTCAGTCACGCAGTTTGCAGCATCCTTGCTGTTATACGTAAGGACACATCATCCCCGAGCTTTCACCCCTGTTATTTTTAGTTGGGTAAAAAGTATATTGGGAGATCATGATGTGTCTTTCAAGGAGCAAGCTGGTGAATGGGATGAACAAACTAAGGAAAAAATCGATAATGATCCATTTGTAATTAGAGCCTTTAAGGAATTTATGGTCGTTTTACGATTAGGTTTATCCAACTGGTCTAAAATTGTCAACTCAAGAATGTTTAAGAACGTTACTACATTTTTGACGATTTTGACCACAACTGGTTTATTGAAAGAACTGCCAGCACAATTGGCGCCAATTTCATCTTTCTTTTCAAGGAAGTTGGAACCCAAAGTACGTGAGTCTCGAACTATTTACGAGGCTTTTATGGAAGTTCTGCTTTTTACAGCAGAAAAAGTGACTGAATTCATCACCACCGGCAATTGGAAGGATCTTTTTACAGATCACAAAGAGGTGGACGAACTAACAGATGAATATAATGTTTTGATGACAGCCTTACCCCTACTTGATGCGAACAAATTGCATGAGTTATCAGATAATCGGGTAAAAGGCATTAGCAATACGGCCGATCTGGCTTATAGGATAGTAACATTAATTACTAGAGTCAGGGCTCTGAGGAACAATGAGTCGAATGAGTACGTTAAAAATGGACTCAATCAGAAGCTTTCAAATTTGCTTGGTTTAGAAGCGGCTTTAATACGCTGCCAGAAGACCACCATAATGCGCGAAAGACCTTTTTGCGTGCAAATCTTTGGTCCTTCAGGTGTAGCTAAGAGTACGCTTATAGAGGCTGTCAAAAAACAAGTGTGCGATGCTAATAACATTCCGTATGAAGATCATAATGTGGTATACATTAATGAAGCGGATAAGTTTGATACAGAGTTCACTCACCACACCACCGTTGTCGTTTTAGACGATCTAGGCAATGTCAACCCTGATCGGAATGACGGAAAATCACCGACTCAAATGATTATCGACTTGGTAAACAACATCCCCAAATTAGCAGTGAAAGCTGATTTAGCAGATAAGGGCAATGTACCCAAAGCTGCGCAGTTAGTTATAATTACTACGAACATTGAGGATATGCATGCTAAGTTGTATTCATCCGAACCTGCCAGTATTTTACGCAGAATGGATGTGGTCATGAAAGTCTCATTGCGACAAACTCACTCAGATAAGAAGACAAACACCTTTAGCCGGAATGCTTTCATAGAGAACAGAAACGCGTGGTCTATAGATTATGGTCAGATTAAGATTACTAGATCTGATGTTAAGACCGTGAAGGACGATTTTGAGTTCGCTGTAGAACAAACCGACGGTTCATTGCTGCAAGCTTTAACTTATTTGCGCACTATGTCTGTCGAGCATTTCGATGCACAGCGACATTTCGTTCATGAAATGCGTTCCATTCGTAAGGCTAAGTACTGCAAACATGGTCACATTTCTTATTTTTGTGACCAGGGGTGTTTCAATGCCGTAGATTTGACCGATGAACCCAGTGTAGAAGTACGCAAGTTTGAAGGGTATGAGGCTATGTTCGGACCACAGCTAGTTTTCCGGCCAGATGAGGTCGAAGAGAAGAAACATGTGGCCGAGGAATGTCCTACCGCAGCTGCTGCTCTGAAGGATCTTTTAGCAGATCAAGGAGCGGCTTTTTGCGATTTGGTGGTGTCACGGCCTTCGTACTCGCCTATCGATGAACCTGGTCATATAGTGGATCATTTGGTTAGCATTGATCACGGCGATATTGGATCTGTAGGTACACCATGCCCTTCTTTGGATGATTATCAAAGTGTGCAACAACAATCCGGTCTAGACGATGTTCCTGAGGACATGGTTGAAGATTGGGAAAATGTTTGCCACATGCCAATGGAAAATGCGATTTCATCAGCTCAGCGTTGGTGGTTTAGAACCTCCAAGGAACTTTGGATGAAGTTTCTGCCTCGACCTAAATTCATGAAATTTAAGGATTTAGTCGAAATCAGATTGAATGCGGAAACTACCCCCTTTATGGAGTTGGAAATAGACTTAAAGCAATTGTACTTAACAAAGTGGCGAACGGCTGCCTCCGTTTTATTAGGAGCTGCGGCTGCCGCTGCTTTGTATGGGATAGTGCACTTGATTCGTACCACGCGTGCTGCCGAAAAGATGTTGCAGCAAAACGACAGTGAAGAGGAAATACCAAATGAGAATGGGCCAGATAATATATTCGGACCGCCTGTGGAAAACATATGGAAGAAACCCGTGTACATACCTCCTCCTACAACTGAAGTGAGCGACACCATGACTATCAAGCAATTGAACAACATGGTGGATCGCTCCATAGCTGTTATGAGGATCAAAACTGGAGATGCAAAGTGGTCTTATTGTAATACCCTGCCTTTATGTTCCAATTTGTGGATAGTGCCCAAGCACATGTTACCACCATATGGTGACAAAGCTCAGGGTGTAATTGAGTATCAATCTGATGACGAGTTAGGCCGAGTTTATGAATTTATTCTAGGTTCAGCCAATCGTTACGATCTTAAGGATGACGACTTTAGTATTATTCAAGTCGTGTCTAGTGGATCTCAGGTTAATTTTTTCAACACTATGCCGGACAAGCGAACAACAAGTGCGCCAATTTATTGCACGCACCAGTACCGGAACAAAAATGACTATTCTACAGCTTTGAAAAGGGTTAGAATGGGCAGTCAACAGAGTTACAGACATCCTTCAGGCGATTTTACTGAGAGGTGGGCCGTTCCTTACGATTATATGGCAGACACTTTTCCAGGCCTGTGCATGGCTACACTGTGCGCTTATACTACCAAACCTTATATTTTAGGTTTCCATCGAGCAGGGAGTTCAGATTCCAAGAATCTGGCCTTAGCCACAATGGTAGATCGAGAAATGTTTTGGCCGGCTTTGCAATATTTTAAGCCCAAAGGTCTGATGGTCGCTGACGCTGGGGTGTTCCCTTTAGAGTTGTATGGGAAAAAATTGACGCTGCAATCGTGTGCTCATAAGCACCATTGCGTCAATTTTATAACTGATCTCGAGGGGAGACGACCCAATGTGGAAGTGTATGGTACACTTAATACGCCACGTGCTAAGTTCAAATCTAATGTGCATACGTCGCCTATTTCAGAATTGGTGACAGAAGAAATGCGTTTGGAGAAGAAACATGGCGCTCCTAGTACAGTAGGCTACAATAAACACTGGCAACGAGATTTACAAAAAGTTGTTTGTGCTCACAATGCTATTGATCCAGATCTGTTGGAACTGGCTATGAATGACGCCAAGAAATTGTACGAAGAGAAGGTTCCTCAACGCATGCTGGACAAAGCTCGCCCCTTAACTTTGGACGAGTCTTTGGCCGGTATAGATGGCGCTTATGCCATTGATTCCATGAACTTTAGTACTTCCGTGGGTTTTCCTCTGAATCAAAAGAAAAACAAGTTTGTTTCGGATAGTACACGAACGGTACCTGGTATTACAAGGCCCAAGGATTTGGATCCTATGTATGAACAAATGGTCAAGGACATTGAAGACAGGTTGGCGTCGGGTCAGCGCTGGTACACTATATTCCGCGCTTGTCTCAAGGACGAACCAACAAAATACACCAAGGACAAAATTCGCGTATTTAACGCAGCTGAATTTGCCTTTTCTATTGTAGGTAGGAAATATTTGTTGCCTTTATTGGCAATACTACAAACAATAGGCAATGATGTAGGTGTTACTGTTGGTACGAACTGTTATTCAGAACAGTGGACTAGACTGTATGATCATTTGTCTAAACACGGACACGACCGCTTTATTGCAGGAGATTACGCCGCTTTCGACAAGAACATGTCTTCAGTGATAGCCCGAGCTGGTGACCAGATTTTGTTATGGTTAGCTGAACGCTGTCCACATTACTCAGAGCGAGATAGAACTATTATTCTCGGTTTGATAACGGAATCGGTTTACCCAGTGGTAGAATATGATGGTGTGCTGATGCAATTTAAAAGCTCAACGCCGTCAGGAACTATGACCACTGTGTACAACAATATCTTTCGGCAGATCATTTTGAGTCGCTTAACTTATTATTTTGAAAAGTTGAAGCGAGTAGCCAAAGGTGAGATTAAGTTGGAAGACATACCTGTTTTCCACACTGTTGTAGCTGAAGCTTATTATGGAGATGATGACGCCGAGAGTGTGTCACGTAGTGAGCAGGATTATAATCATGTTTCAAAAACATTGTTCTTAGAGACTATTGGAATTAAATTCACTTTACCGGACAAAACGAGAGGTTTAAATACTAAGTTTATGACTAAAAAGACATTAACTTTGTTGAAGAGATCGTTTGTCTGGGACACAAAGTTGCAAAGATATCGTTGTCCCATTGAAGAAGATTCCATTGCTCGAATGTTGCATTGCTACATGAAATCCAAAGCAGTGTTACCTGAACAACAGTCAGCAGATGCTATCAACAATGCAGCAAGAGAATTCTATCAGCATGGGCGAGCGACATACGATAGTCGCGTTCGTCAGTTGATGCGCGTAGCTAGGAGAGCAGGAATTGATGATATGCTCCAACCTATACCCACATATGATGAGTTCACAGAGAACCTTAAGAAGGGCTATTTTATTCCTGACGTGCCGGCCACCACTGAATATGATCTGCAATCAGAAGATTATTGCTATTTTGCTTCGGACGAGCCGGCCACCATTGAATATGATCAGCAATCAGGTGAGGAAGAAAGTATTCTCCCTGACGAAGACATGAATTCTTTGTTGGCCGGCGCTTTGATTACCGAGTCACACATTGACCGAACTATTGAAAATTATTGCTTGCGCCATTTTGGTGTGCCTCTGGATCGCGTGTGGCCCACAATGCCGGAGTGGCCCATAGCAGGTCCGCTGTTAATGCGTGTTTTGCAGGTTCATAATTTCGAGTTGTATTCTTGTTTGTACATGGAAGAGATGTTGGTTCAAATGAATATGTTCACAGGTCCAAGATACGAACAACAGGACAGGCGCTCGTAAAGAGCATGTCGGCTTGGGATGCCGCGATAAAACTCACCCTGGGAGACAACCCAAAGACATTTAAACCGTTAGAGCACGTTACGCACAAACTTTTTCCTTTCATTAATAGGTGCACGTCGAGCACGAAGTCAAAAGCGACACCTGGCCCACCCAGATACATGGTGGGGGATGGGAGACAGTCCGATTGTCTCAAAGGAAAACCAATTAGAGCAAAGGTGGAATGCCATACTTACGAATCTT